GAAAGAGCAATGCGCTTTTTAATCTCTGCGGGATCGGTAATGTCAGGCCACATGTTTACGGGCTGATAGGCATACGCAGGGTAATCATCTGGATTTTGCGATTGCGTTGTGTCGGAGGCAAATGAAACAAGCAAAGAGTTGGATTGTTCATCAAAGCCTTGTATTTTCATTTTTAGTGTTTGCATGGTTTCTCCATTTTATGCAACGCCTCCTTGACGTGTCCCTGTAGCGGGCCAAGTAACAAAAGGGCTTCCAACAATATAGTTTCCCGCTGGGCCTCCAACAGCATCGCCCAATGGAGACGATGAGCCAGCAGCGCCGCGCCCTCCACCAGCACCTCCGGGGCCTGTTCCGGGGCCATTGCCGGGGCCACCAGCTCCGCCAGAGGTAGACGTTCCTGAGCCTCCATTTGGCGTTCCTCCCGAACCTGCAACAGTTCCAGCGCCGCCACCACCGCCACCGCCAGCATAGACATTGGTAACTGGTGGTGATTTGGGGCCACCGCCGGGGCCTACTTGGACAGAACCACGACCACCACCCCCGCCACCGCCACCACCAGCAACCGTTCCATTATTGGTAATTGTTACTGGCCTGTTTACATACAGCGCATTCCCACCACCTCCTCCGGCGGAGGCTGCTGGATAACCGGGACTGCCGGGGCCGCCAGCGCCACCAGCGCCTTGAATAACGCCATTGTTGATGATGGTTACGGTATCCGCTGGGTTAAACGCGCTTGGTACAAGCATTGCGTATGTGCCTACAGCGGGTGAACCAATGATTGTTGGCGCGGGCACGTTCACGGTGATGTCTGAGTTGCCTGCAACGTATGAAGGCCCTCTGTTTGTGTAAACATCATAGTTGTTGCCCGTTGCTGTGAGGGAGATAGCCACTCTACCCGCTCCACCAGCACCCAGCAAAATGGACATCAGCGTCATGTTAAGTCAACCCTGAACCTGTGATGACCGCGCTTGATGCGGACAAGAAGTAAACAGTCGCCATGCCGTACAAGCCCAGCGTTCTGTTGCCAGTTGAAGATGAAGATTGCCCCGCCCATTGCAAAGTCACGCCAGTACCTTGGGTGATTGTTTGGCTTGAGGCTGAGTTGTTGTAGATAGTCACAACCATGCCAGCAGACATGATGGAGTTGTTGATGGTCACGCCACCTGTTGTGATGGAAATGAACTTGCCGTTATCTGTTGCGGCAACAATATAGGCCGATGTTTGGCTGTTCAGCGGAAGTGACCGTACGTTTCCAGCAGTATCAGAAACAGACCCAAAAGTCACGTTGCTTGATGTGCCAACCGCTTGACCAATTGAAATTGTGATCGCCGCAGAACCGTTGTACGTTGTGCCTGAGCTGTAGGTCACCCCTGTACCCGCAGTCAACGCATTAGCTACAGACCCAGCAGAACCTGTTGTGTTTTGGTTCAGTGTTGGGAATGTGCAGTTTGTTAACGTGCCGCTTGCTGGCGTGCCAAGTGCTGGAGTTACGAGAGTGGGGCTGTCTGACAACACCACAGAACCCGTGCCCGTGGAAGAAGTGACACCCGTGCCACCATTTGCAACAGGGAGAGTTCCGCTGACGTGGGTTGCCAAACCAATCTTGCCCCAGCTCGGAGCCGCCCCAACACCGCCAGAGATCAGGGCATTGCCAACCGCTACGTCCGCGAGTTTCGCCAACGACGTTGTCGTGTCTGCGTAGAGTAAATCTCCCACAGCGTAAGAGGCAAAGCCAGTGCCGCCATAACCAGCAGCAATAGTCCCAGCGTTCCAAGTACCAGCAGTAAGAGTACCGACTCCAGTAATGCCCGTGTAGCTGCCAGACAACCTTGAAGTACCGAGCGTGCCAGAAGTAATATTTGAAGCATCGGTTGTGTCCGTTGTTGCTGATGGGGCCAAGCCTGATACCGCCGCCGCAGAGATGGCAATGCTTGTGGGAGTGACATTGGTCACTTGCCCCTGCGCGTTGGTGGTGAAGACTGGGACGGAGTTTGCCGCGCCGTATGTGCCCGCCGTGCCCACGTTGGAGATGTTGAATGTGGTGGATGGGGAAAGATTCAGCCCTGTACCAGCGGAGTACACCTGCGCAGAACTGAACTGAGAGAATGTAATTGCTGTCGTGCCAAAGGTAATCGCCCCAACAGTTGTGCAAACGTACCCCTCGCCCGCACCCGTATCACCGTTTGTTACAAAAAACGCATCGCCTTGGCCCAAAGAAGTTGGGCTGCTTGGGGCGTATGTGTCTGCATCAGTTGCGCGAGTCAACACCCAGTTTGTGCCGCCCGGGTCTGGTGTGCCAACAGTCGTGACCGTATAAACACCGTTCTCATAAGCATTGGTCTGGTTGTAGATCAAGACCCGCTTGGTGGTGGTCATCAAAATACCGTCGATCACCAATGCAGCCTTTGTTCCTGCGTTGGTCAGCGTAGCCCCAACACCAACCCCAGCGCCACCGGGCTGGTTGTAGGTTGCGTTTAGATTGCCCGCCGTGTTGGGCGACTCGACATAAACAGGTGTGTGATAGTGAATTCCAGCAGCAGCAACAGTGTCTACGTAAGACTTGTTTGCCAAATCGTTTGCCGCAGAAGGGGTTGTTGACACAGTGCCCGCAGTCAGGGCGGCAGTTGCGGCGTTTAAAGTGTTGAATGTATTTTGAACCGGGTACGTGCCAGCGGAGTCCAGATAGACAGCACGCTCTGACGGATAGGTACAAATTACGTTTTTTGTACCAACACCAAAAGCAACGAGGGATCCGCCATTACTGGATGACAAAACCGTATCTCTGGAAAGCGTTGTCCCTGAAGCAGTGTATGTGCCAATCCCCGCCTCCCAATCACCCGCAGTGGAATCAACAATTGCGTAGTATGTGGTGTTCCCGTTGCCGATTGCCGCAAAAGACTGAAAACTTAACACCGCCCCGCCAAGAGTTACTGCACCTGTACCAACAGTGGTGGTCGTTTCCTGAACTCTGTCTTTAACTACGAGTGCCATATACGCCTCTTATTCTTGGGTTTTTACAACCTGCCAAGTAACAGATTGTGAGTTATTGATTTCCGACCACCCCGGGGTTTGTGCGTCATTGATGCCCGCCCAATTTGCTGCTTGCGCATCATTGATTAACTCCCAAAGATACCTTGCTGTTATCTGATCAGCAACCGCCGCGCCTTCGCTGATGGTAGCAAAAAAGACCACGTATGCGTAATTAAAATCCTGCACAGACGCAGCTTCGCTGGCAAGCGCATTAAACGTAGAGGGGCCTAAAGAAAAATTATCTGAACTTGTGGCAAGTTCCGCAATAACAGCGGCAAATTCCGCTACTGCAACCACAGTTTCTACGCTTGTTGTAGATTCGTTTATGGTGGCATTGAATGTGGATGCCCCAACGGAAACTGAATCTGACCCAGTTTCAACCTCTAATATTGATGAAATGAAAGTTGCAAAAGCAGAAGATGTTTCGGATGCGGTTGCAAGTTCAGAAATTACAACGGAAACTGTTCTACCCGCTACCGCTTGGGCAGCAAACGGGGCAACAGCAAACGGCGCATCAGCAAACACTTTTTATGCAGCATCAAGGTTGAATGCGTAAACAACCACCAAAGTATCGCTGGCAACAACGGTGCGATCACCGGGGCTTTGGAAGTTTGACTCCGAAAACAAAACGCCTGATGTCCCGCTGGACACGGTACACAGAAACGCTCCCGCCACAACACCGCCTGCGCCAGAAATTGTGAAAGTGGCAGGGGAGGCAGAGTTGCTGATAACAGATGGGTCTGCTGTTGTGGCTGTACCAAATGTCACGGCTTTACGTGACCCTGTGTAGTCGGTAAACTCATTCCAACCTTTGGAGGCCAGTGTGTCGGAAGCGGCGTACGTTATGCCTGAACCGGGGCCAGTAATCAGACCAAGATAAAGTGCGGCAGTGTATGAAGAGCCCTTGAAATACTGGGTGTTCATGTTTTGCAAGCCTTGGTTCACAACCAAGTTGTGTTCCGAGGTTTCCCACTTCAGGTTGCCATCTTTGTCAAAACACTGGACGTGGAACACCCCACCTGCGCTTGCGCTGGCGTCAGAGTTTGGACGAGCAACCAAACCCGCGCTGACAGCGTCCGTTGATTCTGCTTTTTCTTTGAACATGGTTGCTCCTTATACGAGTCTGATGAGTGCTGATGTGCTTGTGTTGGCTGGCATCGTCACGGTGAAAGTTGAAGTTGAGGTTTTGTCGTTGCCAAAGTCCAGCACGCAGACTGCGGCCCCAGTGGTGCTGTTGTAGATCAACGCCCCACGAGCTGTGATTGCACCAGTCCATGCGGGAGAAGCAAACGTGACGTACACCACACTACCAGCCGCTGTTGTTGCAGAAGAAACGGTGGCGGCAATTACTTGCCCGGTAGCCACGTAATCCCCACCTGATGCTTCCCCAGTGGCTGTGTAGCCTGTGGTGGTCTCATCAAGTGTTGCGGCATTTGTGTACAAAGCCATTTTGAAAACGTTGGATGAAAAGTTCATCGTGCCATTCATCAGCCCGGTACGCAGGGTATTGCAGGAGTAATTCCCAGTGAAGGCCATTAACGCACTCCGTTATTCTGCGCCAGTGGCGGTACTCTGAACTGGCCGCTACGGTAAGCATCGCTACGCTCCAGACCATCACCCAGACGTTGAGCCATTGCCAATGCTTCTTTGTACTTGCCGTCATACAACGCAATGATGTCGGGCTCACCCTTCATAAAGGTATATGCCTCAACCAAAGAGCCATACAACAGCACAGTGTCAAAGTTGTCGCCCAGCCACGTTTGACCAGAAGCCGCTGTGGTGATTGATTCAGGGTAATAGTAATAATGCAGCTCTACGTCATACGCTGCATCAGGCGTTGGGCCAAGAATAAAGCTCAGCTCGTTTGTGATGGCAGGGGTTGGAGAATCAGTGGTTGTTGGGCCGAACAACGCATAGTATTTTGGCAGTGCAGTATCTGTTGGTTTTGGGTATGCCTGACGGATGAAATTCACATCCTTGTTTAACAGATACTCGTAGTTGTCGTCCGCATCAACCACAGCCAACGAATAGGCTGAAAGAAAGTCGTTGGGGCATGACAAATACTTGTTGCCGCTTGAAGTTATGCCCATCACGTTTTTGCGCAATGAGGGAAACTGCACCGTGTTGAAAATGCGCTGCTCAGCCTGCTCAATAAAGGTGTTCAACTGCGTCGTTGAAGACACAGTACCTCCACTGGCAAGATACGTCTCCGGGAACGTGTTCTCGGTATACGACTGAATAGCGGCGATCAACTCGGTGTATGTCATGCCATCGGGCCTCGGGCCATCACGCCTTTAGTTGCCGCGCCAGTGCCACGGATTTTGATACCGCTGGTTTTGACAGGTGGGTAATCTTGGCTGCGTGTGTTTGCAACAGACACGTTTGCTTTACGCATGGTCTCTTTTGCTGGCTCTTCGCCTACAGTCACAGAAGGATATACCTTGGGTTGTTTGTACTCAGCCATGATTAGCCTTTACGTCCGGGGGACTTTTGGTTGGCGATCTTGGCCAAGTTACGGCCCATCTTCAACATGTCGCTGTTGGTCTTGCCGCCAGCACGAAGTTTGGTTGGCGTTTTGCCGGGGTGCATGTTTTTCTCATGCTTGCGAACTGCTGTTTTTGCGTCCATTTTCGACTCCTTATGTCGTTACAACCGATACTGTACCTAATTCCACCGCTAACACCAAATTATTTGGTGTGAGGGCGGCGTCAAAAAAGGATGACCCGCCAACCGGATTCCACCCCCACTGAAAGATGCGGCTACCCGCTTCCACCGTACCCGTGCCAGTGGGCCCTGTGCCCCCTGTCAAACTGGTCTGCAAACCGCTTGTACCTGAAAGCAAATAGCTTCGATCAGGACGAGGATTGCGCAAACCCTGTGGGTCGTCAACTGGGTACATACCCAACTGCAACTGGGGCTGGTCGGGATCCCAACACTCCGGGCACACCAACAAATCGTAGTTCTTGGTCTTGATGATTTCTTTACGCAAAACCTTGAGCTTGAACCGCTGGTCGCAACGGTCACATTGAGCAATCGCCCATTTACCGCTGGCAAACCGATTACCCATTAAACAAACCTTCCTTTGGTCTTGCCACGAGAAGCAATTCCATCACCACGGCGAGAAGCAGTCATGCCACCCTTTTTGTATGTGTCACCAGCGGCGTTTCGGCGTTGTTCAGCCATATCAGCGCCAGCGTCCCAACCAACATTTCCATAGACGTTGCCCACACTTTTGAGCGCGGCACGTTCAGCGGCTTCACTGATGGACGCATTGGCTTGTTGTTTAGCGGCTTGTTCAGCTTGTTTCTTTGAGTATTCGTTGGTCGCTTTGCCCCATTTTGTTTTGGCAAATGCTTCTGTTGTGGCTTTTTCGGCCTCGATATCCCTTACCTTGGTTCCAATCGCGGCTGATGGGCGAGCCGCAGTTTTTGCTGTTTTTTTACCTAGCCCCATTAAGCCTGATGCAATGGTTTTGCCCGGGCCACCCACCAAATATTCTTCTGGATAAACAGGCTCAATCGCTTCTTCTTCGGCAGTGGGCAAACGACGGTTTAAGCTCTCGTTGTATTTCTCCAGCACGCTTTTGTATTTTTCAGCCATTACGTACCCCCAATGTACTGCTGTCTGGGCACCCAGCGAACTGCGGCTTTCTCGTGATCTTCATACGCCGCCAATTCCCAAGCTTCGTCATACTGGGCTTTCAAGAACGGGAGACGCTCACCACCTTGTGGGATTTTTCCAGCAACGTAATACGCCAAGCCAGCCGCCATACAAGGAATGAAGCGGAACGGCACGTCCATCACATTGACACCGCCGCCAGCATCTTGAGTGCGGCGTAGCCGCCAGTACACGAACTGATACGTCTGGGCATTGTCAGGGGTTGGCCACACCGTGATGGCGGGTACTTGCGCCCAATAGACAGCAGTTGCTGTCAAATGTGAAGCCGCTGTGGTGTCTTGCTGGCCACGGAAACAGTCATACAACACGTTACCGATGATGTAACTGTAGTTGATGATCTCGTTGTCCACTTTGATGAACCCGGCAGCGGGCAAACCCAGTGTGGAGGTCAGTGTGATCGTTGTGGCTGTGGACGTGATCGCCCCATCAAGGGCCAATCCAGTGGTTGAGTTTTGACCATTCAGGCGCTGAATCCACACTTGGATTGGGCGAGCCTGTTGAATCTTGTTTGGGATGGTTGCGTAGGTAGACACGCTGATACGGGTGATGGTCAAGTCTGCCTGTGTTGAGGCAATATTTGCACCTGTACGGATAACGTGTTCCAACAAGTCAACTGTGTCATTGGGCACTGCGTAAGTGTTCTGGCCGGGAACCAAATCAATAACACCCTGCTCAATTGTCCACAAGTTGATGCCACGGTTGGCCCACTCAGCAAACATGATGTTCAAGCTACGACGTGCAGTACGCAGGTCATAACCCGTGCGCAGCTCGCCTCCGGCGCGTTCAAACGCCTCCTCAACCAGATCGGTCAAGTCGAGGTTGAAGCCTGATTGTCCAGAGGTAACTGCCATTATCTAAACCCTGCCGTTTTCTTTGCAATGTTTTTTGGTTGCGCCACAAACTGTTTGCCTTTGGCTTTACCAGCTCGCTTGGCCTTGGTTGTCGCTGCATACTCTGCTGGTGACAAAGATTTGATGGCAGCTTCTGGCAAATACCGCTCGCCCGTTTTGGACGATGGCTTCCCCGACTTGGTACGCCATTTCTGGTCGCCCCAAGCTTTGAGGGATTGCTGAGGCGCTTTCAATCTCGGTAACCCCCGCCAGCCGCCTTGTACTTCTTGGCAACGAGCTGTGCTTTACGGGCTGACCACTGACCTGCACCAGTGCCGTGGGTTGCTGCGGCCTTCACCTGAGACACGATCCGCTTGCGCAGACCGGGCTTGGTGTAATTGCCAGCAGCGTTGACTTTCCCACCACCCGCATACATGGAAACATTGTTCGGGTCATCCGTGCGATGGACGACCTTCTTCTCAGGCATCTTGGATGCCCTGATTGCTCCCATGCCGCGAGAGGCCATCATCTGATTAAAGTCCCACGGGTTTTGCCACGTTGGGCAATGCCATCAGCACGACGAGAAGCGGTCATACCGCCGCCAGCAAAGGGTTTACCCATCTCGGTTTTGGTGGTTGGCGCAGTCTTCATTTTCTGACGCATTTTTTCATCTTGTACTTCTTGTAGGGCTTCTTTTTCGCCTGTGGTCATTGGCGCTTCACTGCCGCGAGTTTCACGCTTTACTTCGGCATCTGCTTCATCTCTGGCTTGCCCTACGCGGTCTGAAGTGGCTTTTTTAGATTCATTTTTCATCCAATTTTTGTCCCATGATGCTTGCGCGGCGGCGTCGCCGATAGCTGTTTTAGCGCCCCATTTAGTAGCCATGATTCACCTCAATACATTTTGCAGTTGGTTTTGCCGCGAGACGCGATGCCGTCGGCCCGAGAGGAGGCTGAACGAGTCATGCCACCAGAGGCCATTTTCTTGACTGCGCCACCTTTTTTCATGCCTGCCGCTGCCGCCGCTTGTTTGGCTTTACGTCGAGCGGCATCGGCTGCTGCGGCTGCACGAGATGCGTTCTTTAACGCATCTGTTTTTTGAATACTCAGTTCTTCTGGCACTGTATCAGCAAATTGCTTTGCCCTTGCTTCTTTTGTTGACGCACGTGACACATTTCTCATTGCGTCTGTAGAAGCCTGATATTTAGGAGTCGCTATCTTGGCTTCAACCGCCTGCAAAGAAGGCATTGGTTGGTTACCTTCAGTACGCTTTCCAAGACCGCCGGGGTAGACGGTTGTTGGTGTGTTGATGTCGGTCGTGTTATCGGTCAAAGCAGCGGGGGACAAACGAGACGCAGGTGCAATAGGTTTTGCAACGGGGGCCTCAGTAGCTTGCGCAACGGGGGCTTTGTCCATGTAGTCAGTAATCTGGCGACGTGGCCCACCACGGTTGGCCAGACGCGCAGTTTCATCACCTGTGTCAGTGGTACTTTCTTTGCCTTTGTTGAGCATATAGCCCAACGCGCCAAGAGCTGCCAAGCCTGCTAAATCTTTTCCTCTTGCCATGATGGGCTCCTTAAATCAGCACTTACCGCCGCGCTTCATGCCCAGAGGTTTAGAGCCGGACATTTTGACCATAGTACCCTTGGAGATACCTTTGGATTGAACAGCGTGTTCGCCTTTGCCTTTGACACCACCAGAAGGAACTTTGCCCATCTTGGCAGAAGTAATACCGCCATTGGCCATCTTTTTCATACCGCCTTTTTTCATGCCGTATTCCTCTTTTTCGTGTTTCACCATAGATTTAGGCGCACCTTTTTTCTCCATGAAGGAGATTTCTTTTTTGGCCATTGCTTTAGATTCTTTCATTTCGCCACCTTTTTTAAAAAGAGCCGATTGACCATGATCGGTCTTTGGCTTGTTGATTTCCTGTCGATCAGCACGGGTCTGCGCACCCGAACCAAATTTCATACCCTTGCTTGCGGTACTAAATTCTTTGGCAACCTTTGTGGGGATACCAACCTTCTTGGCGAATGCAGGGTTGTGCGCCGCTGCGTCCATCAATTTCTTTTGTTTTTCACTTGTCACTGGCATTTGTATCCCCTTTACGGCCTACAAGTCGTTGGACTGTATCTGTTTCATAAATACGAATTGCCAACCAAACAATACTGAGCAACGCGGATACGGCGGGTAAGAATTCCACAAGAGTCCCTATAACGGTTAACAAAGAGACCCCGTCAAGCATGTGCTTTACAGTTTCTTGGTCATGCTGGTTCATACGAACTTGCCCTTTGTTTTGCCTTTGGTGGCGCAGCCATCAGCTTTGCTGACATACCCACCATCGGCACAGTTCCATGCACGAAGACTTTTGTTGATCCTTGAATCTGGGTCACTCGCAGTTTTGGCGCTTGTGAGCTTTGCTTTCATGCCCTTCATCCGGGCACAAAAAGAGTCCCGCCTGCTGCCGCCCTCGGGCTGAGGGGCTTTCAACCCCGGTTTGCCCGGATTGGCCGCGTTGTAAGAAGCCCGTCCTTTGGCGTTCAAACCGCCCTTCTCGGACTTACCCTCTTTACGTTGCCATGCTGGAGATTTAGCCATAAAACACCGTCACGCTGCTGACGTTGGTTACGTCCACATACACGTCGGTCTTGAAACGTATGCCCTCACCGGGGAGCAGAGCATTGAACATCTCAGCAACGGCGGGGGTGTTTAAAGTGACGAGTGTGGTGCCAGAGGCTCCACCATCTTTCAACACAACTGAACCAGCAGATGTAGTTGTTGTCAGGAGGATGCCTTTTACACGGGCCGGGCCCGCCACCATAGTGCCATCGCCAGTGGCTGTGGCACTTAGTACATCGGTTTGCATGGCCATGAAGACCTCCTATTAGGCAGTACGTGTGAAAACGTATGCTGTGGGGCTTGAGAACATGATTGTGTAACGACCAATACCAGTCGCCCCTGCGGCGATGGTCAAGTCACCAAATGAGCCAGCAGTGTCTGCGGCAGCGGTGGACAGGATGGCGTTGGTGTTCACAGAAACAGTCACGGTGTTTGAGCCCGCAGTGTTGTCGATGTACAAGTCCAAGGTTGTACCTTGTGTTGCACCCAACAAGCTACCCAAAGCAGTGCCAGTGGGCATCTGAATGGTAGTTGCTGAACCAGAAGTAGAAGTGATGTAACCAGACGCAACTTGAGCTGCGGTGGCTGTTGCTGAAGCATTTACAGCATTAGAAGTGGTGACTTGGTGACCGCCAATGAAGCCGTTTTGAGAAGCTACTGGGCCGTTGAACGTAGTGCGTGCCATGTGTTTTCCTTACATGCAAGTTGGGGTGTATCTGTCTGCATGTCGTCAGCCGGGACTGTCAGATACACCGGATAACCCCGGAATGAGTGCAATATACACCAAAAGAAATTGACACGCAACAAATAAAAAAGGGAGCCGAAGCTCCCTTTTCCGTGGTTATCAGGTCGAACCTGAAGAACCCCACATACCCAATGGGTCAGACCAGCCGAAGCTGTAACGCTCACGGGCCTTGTAACGGACGTTACCAGTGTCGAAGTCGCCGTCCATGCTGTTTTGCAGCGGTGTACGAACGAAGTGCTTCAGACCGTTGGGCACGTCAGTGGTCAGGAACCATGCGTTGGTGTCTGTCAAGAAGTGGTTGACAGTGTAGCCTTCAGGGATTGCGCCCATCTGCTTGATCGCGTTGATGTCGTTGTCAGCAGTTGCCACACGCAGTTCGGTGTCCAGCAGGCGCTTGGCCGTGAACATCAAAGCAGGAGGAACAATCAGCTTCTTGGGTTTTGCTGCGATCAACAAACCACGCTCATCAGTCCAAGCGGCGATTTGAATAACGGCGGCTTCCAAAGAAGTCTCGTTCAAATCAACTTGGGTAGAAGGAGTGTTGCTGTTGACGCCACCAGAGATCAAGGGGTGGTTGGCGTTGAACAAAGACACGCCGTCGCCACCGGGGTAGCTAGAGCTGAAGCCATTGTTCAGGACGGCAGCGGCCTTGACCTGTTTGGTGTATGCCATAGCACGAGCCAATGACTTGGTGTAACGAGCAGACAAGCTGTCGTACAAGTTATCTTCAATCGCTTCTTCAGTGATTGAGAAACCCAAGGCGATGGTTTCGTGTGTGTAGCGGGTTGACCATGCTTCTTGTGCATTGTCGTAAGCGATGGCTGAGCCCTCGTTCTTGACAGGTGCGGCAGAGAAGCCGGATAGTTTGGTTTCTTCTTCAAAAGAACGCTCAGAGGTCTCTGTTTCATAGATCTCTTTGTGTTCTTCACCGTAACGAGCGTACTCCATACCGAACAAGGCGTTCAGGCCGGGGAGCAACTCTTTCAGCAGTTGTGCGCGTGAAATAGCCATTTAAATGCTCCTTATTAGGCGATGCCGAGTGGGTTGTTGTAGAAATGCCCGCCAGAAGTTACACCGTTGGTATCAACAGCAAAGTTGTTGATTTTCACGATAACTTCGGGGTACAGAACGCTGCCGCCAGAGACATAGGAAGTGTCAGGAACAACATCCAAAATCTTGATTGGCAACGTGGCGGTCACGTCGGTGGTGCTGTCTTGGATGGCAACGCGAGAATCACCAGTGGTGGTCAAGCCAGCGTTTTGAACCAAAACGGCGTTGTTACCAATAGCGGCATATTCAACGCCAGTAACAACAGTAGTACCAGACACAACGGCCACTTTGAACAATTGGTCAGGATCATCAGCCACGAAAGCATTGATGAAAGTACCAGTTGGGGCTGTGGTGCCGCCGGGGAAGTACTGAGAGAAGATCACCTGACCTTGAGCGTTCACGTATGAACAGCCCAAGAAAACACCAGCAAAGCCTGTGGAGGGGCCAGTGGAAGTTTCGTTTGCCAGAACCATTGTGCCAGTTGTTGCAAACTTGACCAGATCGCCGTAGAAAATGCTGGTGGCATAGCCAGAAGCAATACGGCGTTGACGGGTCGCGCCAGCAAACACCTGACCGCCGATCAGATTGATCGGTTTCAGCCCGTAGGGAGCTGAGACAGTTGGGTAAGCCATTTAAGGACTCCTAAATTTTAAGAACCAGTACCGAAAGTGACCTTGGATTTCTTCTCAGAGAAAAGAGGCATCCGTGGGTCATTTTCACGAAGGAAGTTGTTGTCCACCGAGTCCATCTGGGCTTTATTTTGGTTATCGTAGTATTTCATACGCTGTTCCAAAAACTCAGAAGGGATACGGCAAAGCAACAATCCACCCACTTCAATGTTGCCTTTAAAGCGACCTTCAGTGGTTGCGTGCATCATGAGTTCAGGATAGTCATCTGCTTTGCAGGGTTCATATCCTTCCCGCAACCGAGATGAAATGTTGCTGGGGTCAGAAGTTCCCAGTGTGCTCAAACGCACCCAGCGATGTTTCCAACCGGGACGTTCGTCCGGTGAAGGCAACGCTTCTGGGGGACGCCATGCTTCAGGACGTTGAAACGTCGCTTTGCGGGCTTCCAACTCGCGGCTGAGCCGATTTTGTGTTTGTGCTTCTGCCATTTTCATTCACCTCGATTAAGTAGTGCAACCTGTTTTGCGTATTGTTCTGGAGTAATCCCAAGCTTGCGGGCGAGCAAAACTTGTGACTGCTTCAACTTCACGCGGTTAGGCGGGGTGCTCCGGGTGGCTGGTGCCACTGGCGAAGCTGATCTTG